CCGGAAAGCCTTGCGGCACAACGATTCCAGCCGATTTTCGCTTATTTCCGGGTGCCCGTTCTACTGCAGCACCTACCCGGCAGGCCTGCACTACTTCAATTTTCCAGCCGGTACAGATTTTTCAACAGCTTACTTGAGAGGTGTGGCCGGGCACCTATTTCGGTGAGAATTCCAGCCCGAAAATCCTTACTCTGCCGACCTCGCCGGATTCCAGGTCGATCGGCCCGCCTCGACCTTACTTCGGCAGGTTGGCCGGATTCCTGTTCACCCCACAACGCATGTGAGCGACATGCTGTGTTACATACAAATGACACACTTAAGTATTGAAATAGTGCTTGACATAGTTCAAACGGGTCACATAGACTGATCGCAATTCAACAGGACACCGACCATGCAAGCACCACCGAAACCCCTACCCTCAAACCCTCCACCTCGTCACAAGTCAAGCGGCATTGTTCCGACCGACATGCAGGAGAGCAGCGCAACCGACGCACCCCAGGCCACCGCAGCACAACCGACCAACATGACCCTCGTGGGTCGGATTCAAGCCTTGTCCATGGGTGAGTGTTGCAGCGAGTCGCGCTACATCGACTTCAACACGACCGACCGTCAGACCTTCGATCAGGTCATCAAGGCATTGCGGTCGACCGTCAACAAGGCGGTGAGTCGTGCAGCAGCACGGACAGGCGGTGAATACTCGACGGTCACGGGTCACTACATGACACGGGACAACAACATCGTCGTCGTTGCGACCGCACTACGCACCGGCTGACCTGCCGTCTTTTGTCAGGCGCGGCACTCAACCAACAGTTGAACAAACAACCATCAACCGGAGAATCACCATGACCATCGTTGAAAAAGTAACCCCCGAGGGGCAAGGCACTGTCGAAAAAGAGATACCACCCTTTTTGCTGCCTGGGTTCGAACCTCAGTCACTCGGCACCATCGAGTTCGCCGAACAGAAGCGCGATACCCTGCGTGCCGAGTCGATGATTAACCTGGCAATCGGCATGACCCTCGTGCAGTCCGGCGACATCCGGCAGATCGTCATCACGGAAGACATGATCGAGCAGTTCGCAGCACGGTATCGCGTTGTGACCTCGGATACGCCTGCCGGCGTGCTGTTGGAGGTGATCGAGAAATGACCATTGAGTGTTACTACAAGCAGTGTCCATTTCATTCAAGCAACACGGGCGATGACGATGGGCCGTACTGTCATGAACCGAAGTGTCACGCTACCGACAGCGAGTGCACCGAGTGGCAGGCCGAACGAGATGCTGAACTGAAACGCATTGGTATCAATCTTGTTCGAGGGTGACACCATGAAACTCGTCCTACTCGAAAGCCCGTATGCCGGTGACACCGAGCGCAACGTTGACTACGGTCGACGTTGCCTCCGCGACTCGATCATGCGAGGTGAAGCCCCGATGGCGTCACACCTGTTGTACACCCAACCTGGCGTGCTGAATGACGATGAACCGAGTGAGCGGGTGACGGGTATCAACCGGGGACACGCCTGGCTCACTGCGGTCAATGCGGTAGTTGTCTACCAAGACCTCGGCATCAGCCCCGGTATGGAAATCGGCATCAAGCGTGCGGTGCAGATGGGTATTCCGGTTGAATATCGGTGGATCGGTTGTGATGTCGACAATTACCCGGAAATTGATCAACTGAGTGACTGTCATTTCGTAAAAATTGAAGATGCCGATCCTGCCTTGGTCAAAGCAATGTCGTCGGTCATGCGTAGTGACTGCTCGTCACATCTTACTGTCGGACAACCGACCATTACCTTTCGTGACTTCATTGCCGTCAATGTACTGGCAGCAGTGATTTCAAACCCGGCAGACCCACCGCAAGAAAATGACACATATGCCGAGCTTGCGTATGAAATGGCAGACTCAATGATCAAAGCTCGGAGAACTCACGTTTCAGCCGGTCACAAGTATGTAAAGGGTACTTCGGAATGAGCCTGATCAGAGACAACCTGATGACGCAACCGGGCTACTCGCCGTATTGCGGAAACGATAACTGCTATGTCGGGGCTCCGCGCACGACCTTTGACGGTGAGCAGTTCAAGTGCCGGTGTGGATGGCGCTCGCAGTTCGACGCCGAGTTCATCACGAAGTACAAGGAGAAGTGGAGTGTCGGCGTGAAAGGCGGTGCAGCATGAGAAAGTCTTGCCGCCGAACAGTTAGGTCGAAAGTCCCTCCCATGCTCGTTACTTCAATGGTGCAGCCGGATGTAATGATGACCGAGTACCTGGCTATTGAGGCATTCAAGAGTGGTTATGCCGGAACAACCCATTGGAATACGCTCAACTCGTGTCGCGACATGCTGATAGCGGCTGCACATGAGAAGGGTGATCAGGACGTACTCAAGGTCACATCCGTTGCAGGTATCGCCCTGGACAACATCAAGGCCCGCTACCTCACGACTGAGCGCATGGGTGTGACCGGCGAAGAGTTGAAAGCACTCAGCCTGCTTGTCGAGACAAGTGATGATTTCTGGAAACGCCAGTCGGGCCAGTTGTACCGTCAAGCGGTCGCGACCGTAGATCGCGCCCAACAGTTATTCAAGGAGAAGGTAAATGCGTCGTGAAGACTTTGCAGTGCTGTTTTTCCTCATGCTCATTTCGTTGTGCTGTTGGGCATATTGGGAAGGTACGTTTTGGTTGTTGGGTCACATCGATGTGAAGGTGGGTTGGAAATGAACACGACATCTGACGACAAGGCACCGCTATTCCATCTCGGTCGACTGCTCGCCACACCGAATTATTTGCATCAATGGCGAGCCGGCCATGCGGGTGACGAGGAAGCGGCTCAAAAGGGAACGCTCGATCTGGTGTGGCGACACGTCACGGGTGACTTCTCTGATTGCGGTGAGGAAGACGCACAGTCGAACCGTGATGCGATCAAGAATGGGTCACGGGTGTTCAACGTGTTCCACACCAAGATCGGAACCGTCTGGATCATCACGGAGGCAGACCGCAGTGCGACAACGATCCTGATGCCGGAAGACTACTGACATGCACACGCTCAAGAAGACACACCCCAATGGCGACGTGCGGTACGAAATAACCCACGGTACGAACCGATACATTGTCAGCCTGTCCCGCGACCAGGCGTGCGACCGTGCATCCGTCGTACAGGCAATCCGTCGTGCCCGAAAGGCGGTGCGAGGATGAACACAGCATGCCCGTCGGTCAACAAGTACGCCGCAGCATTCAGGACACTTGGTGGTATCACAACTGCAACCAAACTGTCGGTACTGCTCGGCATTACGGTTCAGGCCGCGCATCAGTTTCTCACGCGCCACACCGGGCGGTTTGTCCGCATAACGGGCAAGAGCAAGGAAGGCACAACCTACCAATGGATTCGCTATGACAACTCGCCTCTCTGATTACCCCCAGGTTCACGTCGACATCGAAACCCTCGGTTGTCGACCAACGTCGGTCATCCTGTCCATCGGTGCGGTACTGCTCGACTACGAGAGCGAGCGGATCACGAAAGAGATGCACGTCAACATTCACCCTGATGACTGTGAGTTCTACGGTCTGACGACCGACGAGGAAACCGTTCGGTGGTGGAAGTTTCAGTCTGAGGCAGCAAAGGCTCGCACCCTCGACCCGAAGACGCGCATTACTTTGAGCAAGGCACTGGATTCCCTGACCGGCTTCCTCCCGAAAGGGTCGTTCGAGTTGTGGGTCAACGGGCCGGACTTCGATGTGTCGATCCTCACGAATGCCTACTTGGCGACCATGAAGAAAGTACCCTGGCCATTTTGGGCAGTACGGGATTACCGGACCATTCGTGAAACCTTCCCACACGTCAAAGCGCCGGCCAAGAATAAGGCGGCACACGACGCACTTGAGGATGCACGCTATCAAGCCCTGCACACCCTCGCCATTTTTCGCGCAGTGAAACAACCATCAGTTGATTTGTAAAGGAGTAATGAAGTGAAATCCATCGAAGAACGGGTGATGACCGTCATCAAAGAACAAGTCGGGCTAACCACCCCTCCGCTTTCCGTTGAAACCGACTTTATCAATAACCTCGGGTTTGACAGTCTGGACGCACTTGAGGTCGTCATGGCAATCGAGAACGAGTTCGAAATCGACATCGACGACGGTGAGATTGAGTCCGTGAAGACCGTCGCTGATGCGATTGCCCTTGTCACCCGCACTATTGGAGAACAGCAATGCTGAAATCATTTACCGCCTTCCGTTTCGGTGACCGTGCGACCAGCATCCTGCTACGCGGCATCGACGGTGTGCTGCCCGAAGCGACCGTCCGTAACCCTGAAAAGACCATGTGGGCGTTTGCCGGGTTCTCGACCGTTTTCAACGATCTGCCGGTGTTCACTGCCGCCGATGGTACGGTCATCCTGAACGTGCAAATCCGTGAGCGTTTGCTGCCGGCCCGCGTCATCAAGGAGGCAATGGTCGACAAGGTCATCGAGTACGAACAGCGCCAAGGGTACAAGCCGAGTCGCAAGCAGATGGCCGAACTCAAGGAAGAGGTCACGATGGCCTTGCTGCCGTCCTCGCACATCAAGCCGGTCGACGTGCCGGTAATGATCACCCGCGAGTACCTGCTGATCGGTGCAACGAGCGCACGTCGCATTGACACCACGCTTGAACTGCTGACGCAACTGTTTGAAGACGAGAAACTGTCTCTCGTGTCACTCGGTCACGGGTACGAGGTTGGCCCCTGGTTGATGGATTTGCTGCTCAACGAATCAACTGAAAGTGGGGATTTCACAGTCGGCGAGGAAGTCGTCCTCAAGGGGTCGCAGAAGTCCGTCGCACGCTTCAAGGCCATACCGGCATCCGTCGAAGCAATCAACGACCGCATCACTGCTGGAATGCAACCTGTCGAACTGGCGGTGACCTACGGTGACCGAATGAGCTTCAAGGTCACCGATCAACTGCTTGTGAAGGGTATTAAGTTCAGCGATGTGATCCTGAAGGAAGCCGAGTCGGCAGACGCAGCAGAAGAGTTCGAAGGGACTGCAGCACTCGTGTCCCAGGAAGTGAACGCAATGCTGAACAACCTGCTTGCCGGTATGGAAATGACCGACTCGCCGACCACCGATAGCGATGACGAGGACGAACTGTGAATAAGGACTTCCCTGTGTGGCGGCAAGGTACGAAGTTACCGGCTACCCCTGCTGCAGACTTTGAAAATCGATACTGTGCCGGTACTTCGTGCCCGAGCCGAGATAACTGCCGATTGCACGCGAACAACGGTGGGTACGAGATTGCGACATGGGCACGTCGAGAAGCCGGCGACTCGGCCTGCCAGCAATTTGAGGCAATCAGTGTGATTAGTACGTTCAGGGCAGTGAACCATGCCGGTTGAAGATCATCCGGTACATCCAATTACGGTCGACAAAGGTCAGTACGGTTGCCATAACCGACCGCCCTACAAGCCTTGGTATTGGGGTAAGAAGGTCATCCAAGTTCACCCGTTCGTCGGAAAGATGATGACCTTCATCGGTGTGCAGCAGATGGTCAAAATCCCCTTCCACACGGGGCGACCGGACTGCGTGCACGGGTCAAACGGCGGGGATCGAAAGTGTACAGATTGCTCGTATCGCAAATCAACCAACAATGGAGATAAACACCATGAGTAGGATCATTGGGTTGCACGGTGTTACCGGGTCAGGGAAGGATACTGTTGCCGATGCGATGGTGCGCACGGGCAAGTTCGTCAAGCTGTCGTTCGCGGATGCCCTCAAGCGGGAATTGATCGAGGCGTTTGACTGCAGCGCCGCCTATTTCAATGACCGGGCATTGAAGGAGGTGCCGACTGAAAAGTTGTGCCTGATGAATTGTGCCCGTGAAGAGTTCGTCGATTGGTACGTGTCGACGCGCAACGGTGAGTACGAGTTTCAGACGATGGGTGCCTCTTTCTACTCGCAACCCCGTACCCCCAGGTGGCTGATGCAAACGTGGGGCACGGACTACCGCAAGGTAAGTGATCAGGGGTACTGGATTCGTCAACTGGCACACAAGATCAACACTTACACCCCGCATCACAATTTTGTGATCAGTGACGTGCGATTCGAAGACGAGGCAGCGTTCGTTAGGGGGCAGGATCGCGGCAACATGATCTGTGAAGTGCTGCGCCCCAACAACCCTTACCGCAGCAAGACGGACGGGCATGTGAGCAATCACCGCCTGGAGAGAGTTGACCGCATCATCCTCAACGCCGGGACGGTAGAGAGTCTCGACCGCAAGACGGAACGAGTTTTGAAAATATTCTTTGAAAATAATGCTTGACATACTCTAACTCGGTCAATAGTATGCAATACATACTCACATCAAATAGGAGGTACGAGTATGTGGCAACTAGTGAAAGAACCGGCAGAGCAGTTAGGTGGCTTCATAATACTGAGGTGACGCAATGAATCCTTGCTACGCACGGCAGCACAGTGACCAGATGATTTGTCATAAATGCGGGTTGATATGGGACATGAATGACCCTGACCCACCGGAATGCCAGCGTAGGGAAATTGCGTCACGAAACTCGCCCATGAAACAACCAAAAGTAGTTAGATCAACCAAACAGGAAGAGTCAAATGGACTTCGTTGAAAGCATTCGGCAATTCAACTTGATGGCCGGCAACACGGACAATCGATTCAACGTCCGTCAGTCGGCCCTCTATTTCGGCCTGCAACTTGAAGAGTTGGGTGAGAAATTGCGTCACCTCGGATTCAAGGTCATCGGAAATCAACTCGATGCCTTGGGTCGCGATATGAAGAAAGGGAATTTCGATTTCGTCTTCGAGAACTGCAACCGAGATTTGATCCTCGATGATGACGTTGATCAGTTGGTCGTTACGATAGGGTCAATGCTCTCCCAGGGTGCCGACATACCGGGGGCACTCGCCGAAGTACATCGCGCCAACATGGCGAAAGTGTTTCCTGACGGGAAGCTGCACAAAGACGCGAACGGCAAGATCATGAAACCGGAAGGTTTCGTCGGGCCTGACCTGACACCGTTCGTCAATAAACGAGGTGTGAAATGACCAAGCAACACGTATCGCTCAAGGCAATGGCCGAAGCGAAATCGGACGGTATTCAGAAAGCAACCTACTTCAAGGTCGACCCTGACATTCTTGAGTTCGAGGAAGGGTTCAACCTGCGCGAAGAAGGTGACGATCTGACCGCGTATCTCGAATCACTGTACTTGGCAATGAAGGCCGGGGCAGCAGTTCCACCCATCGACGTGAGCGTTGTGGACGGTCGCGTGATCGTGCGCGACGGGCATTGCCGCACTCGCGTTGCACGTCGGTTGAAGTCTGAGGGTATCGAATACCTGCTCGAAGCACGGCAATACCGTGGCAACGACGCCGATTGTGTCCTGCACATGCTCGGAACTGCTCAGGGCAAGGCGCTGACACCGCTCGAACAGGGTCGCGGTTTCCTGCGCCTGGTGCGATACGGCATGACTGTCGTGCAGATTGCCGAGCGTACCGGATTGCACCGCAACACTATCGACAACTGGCTCATTCTCGCCGAAGCACCGAGCGAGGTTCAGCAGATGCTCAGTCGCGGCGAGGTTTCGGCCCTGGTGGTCGTTGACGCCGTTCGGAAGCACGGCAGCAAGGCGGCAGATTACCTAGGCAAGAAAGTTGAGGTAGTCAAGGCGAGCGGTGGAAAGAAGGTCACCAAGAAGCACGTTGCCGGCGTGAAGATGCCCGCCAAGGTGCAACAGTCTTTCATCAGTATTGCCGCCGAATTCAAGGCCGCAATTCCCATGACAATGGACGACGTCAACGCACTCGGCGACGACGAGGTGATCGAGGTTGCGCTGCCCGCCAAGGTCGTTCGTGATCTGATCGAAGCGCACGGCAAGTGCACCGTTGTCGAGGAAGAACTGTGAATCTGATAGACCTGATAACCCGTCAAGCGAATGCAGTGGGAAAACCCGGTGGGGTGAAGTGCGAATATGGTTGGAGTCGTCAGCGTTCGCGCTTCCAATGGACTTTCTATCGCAACGGCCATGTTGTCGGTAGCACCTCGCGGCACGCCGAAGTTATCCGCAAGGTTGAACGACTGACCAGGGCATCGTAGGAGAACAGTGATGGGCATTAAAGAGATTGCGCTGAAACACTCACGCGAATACCTGACATTCAAACTCGGTGGTCGCAAAGGGTTGGACGTTGCGGAGATCGTCTGCGATGACGAAATCTATGCAGAGATTGTCGATGAACTTGCACAGCAGTTTGAAGCCCTTATCTCCGCATACAAGGTGGAATTGCTGAAGGAAGTCGGGGAGCCGGTTCTGTACGCTGAGTTTGCAGAAGATGGCGGATGGCTCGGTGACGCAAGTGAATACGCAGATCATCTTGAAGAACCACACGCGCTCTTCACCTCCGACCAAGTGGCCGCAGCCATCATCAAGGCAACTAAGCCGCTGGAGGAACGTCGCTGCGAAATCTGCGGTTACGCGGAACATCACAGAGAGCATACAGGTTGCTTGCGGACCCAACTCGCCGCCGCTCAGGAAGAAATCAACGAATGGCGAGGAAAGCATGATGTTGCCTGCCTGACTATCACCAAGTTGCAAAAGCAGTACGAAATCCAACTTGCAGCAACATCAAAAGCGATGGGCGCTGAAGAATCTTTGCTGATCGTGAACTATCAACTCGCCAAGGCAGAGCAACTATGGCAAGTCGCCCAAGGCCGTTGTGATGGACTGGAAGAGAAGCTCGCAAAGGCAGAGCAGCGAGTAGCGGAGTGGCAACCGATTGAGACTGCGCCGAAGGATGGGACAGATATGCTCTGTTGTGGGTGGCGATACAACCAACCAAAAAATGATTGGTTCCATACAGTGTGTTGGTGGAACGGCCACGGCTTTGTTGATGATAGTGGCTATGTTGACTTCGTAACCCACTGGATGCCGCTGCCCAAGGCTCCTAATGACGAAAGTTCGTGAAGGAGGAGGTGTAAGGTGAAATTCAATCTCGAAAGGATGCCGCCGAATCTGAAAATGTCCCTCAAAGTCGGAAACGTATTTGGGGCAAGAGGTGGTTGTAAAAAAGACTCTCCCCGCTTTTGGGTTCTTGTTTCTCTGACAGAAACCGGCGCTGTATTGATAGGGCTGAGTGAGTCTGGTGAGGTTATATCAGGTACAAAATACGCTCACCACACCATACAGAAATGGCCTGTGGTCGGCTTTGTCAAAGACATATCAAGCATGGCTTTTGAAGTGGAGATGTATTGAAATGACCCAAACAATCGAACAACTCATTGCTGAATTACGCGATGAAGAAATTCACACGTTTGATGGCTTCACTGTTGCTGATGTTCTTGAACAACTCACCGCTCGTATCGCCGAGCTTGAGGAAGAGAACGCGAGGCTGAGATTTGCCCTTGCAGATATAGAAGCATTGGAACTTGGAACATCTGAAAGACTCGCCGCATCACAGGCATACGCTGAACAGTTGCGGGAGGCGCTATGTCAATGGGTAGGTATCGCATCAAACTGTTCTATTGAGAGCGGTGTTTGCTGTTGCGGTGAATCAATTGAAAATCACTCACACCCAATGGCGTGTGGGCATTCTCCGGTGGATATGGCGGATTCTGCTGTTCATGGAGCGATTGATAAGACTGACAAAGCACTCGCGCTCCCCCGCGACACCAGCGCACTCGATGCTTACGTTGAGCAGAAGGTGAAGGAGGCAATGAAGTGATCATTACAGCCAACATCGACGCCCGTACCCGCTTCACGGCGATAATATCGCCACGGAAGAAACAACTCACCGCCATCGAAGCCGCCGATCTGCTGTTCGGTATTGCCTACAAGCAACCGGGCATGGTCACCAAGGAAGAGTGCGTCGAGATTTTCGGTCGTGTATTTGACGAGCGTGGCAAGATGGAAGCCGATGCAGTTCTGTCGCGACACGGCATTTGGACTGTTCGTGACCTACCACCAATGTTGTACGAGAGGTTTTGGACATACTGTCAGGCGATCCTCGTCTACGGGGCATGTCCGTTCTACGGATGGGACATCAACACCATCACTGAAAAGGTCCGTGACCGCTGGCTACTGTGGCACGCTGAAAGCGATTGCTTGTGGGAAGTACGAGGTAAACTGAGCAACGAACTCGATGACGGTCAGGTTGAGGATGTAACGGGAATTCCCGAGCATGAGCAACGCTTCATGTCAGAGGGTCGTCGGTTCCTTGATCCGTTACCACCGAAGGAGGAAGAACTGTGAAATGGTTCTGTGCAGTCTACGACCGACTTCAGGGTAAGGTCTGCATGACTGTCATCGCCGACACCGAGGATGAGGCTGACGAGACGGCAATGATCGGCGCTGCGGAACTCGGTTGCTCCGACATTACCGACGTGATCTGTACCAAGGTAGAAACGAAATGATCGTTAAGTACTCAACTTGGAAAGATAGAACCGTTGTCGTGCTACTCACAAGGACTTGCGTCGATGATTTCGGCAATGAAGTTGTCATCGGTCACGATTCGAAACAACAAGCGTGGTATCACCTTGGGGTATGGATAGCGGTAACATCGTCGTAAAGTTAGCAGGCTAGGCTGATCATCCCGTTACCATATACCGTTGAAATGAAAACACCCCTTATCGTCGTCATGGCGCTTGCGCTGACTGCCTGTGCGACACCGCTACCGCAAAAACCGGCAGTGATCGGCATGACCCCTGAACAGGTGACGACTGAAACGAATTGGGGTCATCCGACCCATGTCAACCGGACAATCACCGCTGCCGGTGTGCGGGAACAATGGGTCTACCGCAATGCTGCGAACCGCAGTCAATATCTCTACTTCGTGAACGGCAAACTCACAGCAATTCAGAACTAGGCTGAATAGGTCACAGTTCGACCAGGCGAGTGCGCTTGACGTACCCGCTGAACTTCCTCGGTGGGGAAGCAATGCCGTCTATCCTGCACATCGGCACGTACTCAAGGATCGTGACCGTCATGCGGTGCTCCTCGCGCATCCCCTTGAGGATGACAACGTGAGGGAACCAACTACTGCGCGACCGATGAAAGCAGATACCGTCGCCGCCAGCATAATCGTAGTGCCGTACTGCCCATGTGAAGCAGTTGTCTCGCACGGTCATTCCGAGTTGTCGACGCACCCACGCCTCGACCCACCAATACACGCAGATCGGTACAAGCGGGGCACCTACCACCCTGAGAAGAAACAGCCGGTTTTTCAGGCCGGCTGTTGTGCGCTTCATCATCGTGCAGAGGGGATTAGAAACTAGCCAACTCGGCGGAACTCAAGGCGCTGAACCTTGAACGTGGCCGTCGTGCCGTTTTTTCCGTAAAGCCTGAACTGTGGTGAGATATGGCTCACGATGTCCTGTGATGGAATGACGATTTTTTGGCTGCGGATCACAATCGGCTCATTTAACGGAACGTAATCCCAGGCGTTTGAGCCTGTATTGAATCCAGGACTGACCGGATTTGTATCGACACTTGGTACGGCAACACCGTTGGCAATCAGCAATGGCCTCAAAACACCAGTGTAACCGGCATTGTCGAAGCTGATTCGCAGCATCGGGCAGACAGTCCCAGATAGTGCTGAAAAAACAACTTCAGCCTCAAACTCATAGACATCGCCAGCAACTACATCCTTGATAGCCATCCATGTGACAGTGCCATCTGTAACACAATTACCTGCCACTGTCGGCCACGTTGGTTCAGCGCCTCCGGTTGTGCCGCTTGTGACAGCTTTATAAACGAAACCGTTACGACCCGCCGTGGGCTTGACAATAGCCCCGTGAACTTTCGCGGTCGTAGCAGCCCACACACGATCTAGGTAGTTGTCACCAGAATCCGATTTTGTAAATGCCTGGAAATAATGGTCGTCGCCGCCGTAGGTAACGGATACATCAAGCGACTTGCCATCAATGTAATCGACAGGATTCCGAGCGTTGTTACCAGAGCAGGTAAACGTCGTCGCGGCATTGCTGCTCGACACGCTCCACTGGTCAGGTCCGGTTCCCGTGCCGCCAACACCAAGAATAAAACCATTGGTGCCCGTCGCATTGTTGCCAAAAGCAAGCGGATTTGGGTTCAAAATGCGCGGATCAAGTCGACCGCCACTACTACGTTTGGGAACAATCACATCGACGCCATCTAGCGCGGCTGCGATAGCGCGGGCGAAATACATTGCTCCACGCGCAGAAGGATGAATGCTGTCAACAAACACACCTGAACGCGGCGCGCCAGTTGCGCCATCCACCGTAGCGGCCCACAGATCGGCAACGCGCAAGCCTGGATAGATTGAAGGCGCGGCGCGGATCATGTCATTGACGGCCATCATCTTGCCGCTTTGGGTGGCAGTCCATCCACCATTCGGCGGGATCGTACCGGCGACAACGCGAATACCAGCGGCGCGGAGCGGTTCCCAAAGCAGGGAGGTCAGCTTTTCGTAGATGGTTGCAGCGTCAGCGTCAGCGGCATTGTTCGTTCCAGCGAGGACAAAGCATGTTTTAGCTCCGCTTGAAAGCACAGACTGAAGTCCGGACGCCGCAATTTGCTCAATGGTATAGCCTGACAGTCCGGTGACATAGACGATTTCATACCGCTGACCCATCAGCATGTTGGCCACGATGAAATAACCCTCGTTGTTCCAGACTGCGGTAGCCCCCTGTTGATTGCGCAGGGTAATGGAGTCACCGAGTAGCGCGATAGTGTTGTTTACGGACGGAATATCAGACGCAGCAAGCATCTGAACCTCAACCCCCCCGGTGAGAGGGTCGGTCTTAGCCGTCACCATGCCATTGAATGCTTCAGCAACGACCGGGGGCATCCCGTGACGTGCGAGCAAGTTCGCAATCGATTTGTCTTTCACTTTCACTTTACTTCTCCTTCGGTAGTTGCGGTCATTCCGCGATCAGATTGGACGACCGCCTGACATGCGGTCAGTTGGGCTACTACTTCGTCAGCTTCTCCGGTGAGTCGGAGAAGAAATTCAGAAGCCTCGACTGAAAGTTGGCTTCCCGTGTGACCATCACACTGGCTGGTGCCGGTGGTAACTCCATCTGCTTTACCGCCAGCGGTGTTTTTGCTGCCGGGGTCGCGCAACCGTAGGTTGTCAGAACGCAGATCAGCGATGCGGCGATCACGCTTTTCGATTTCACGTTGCTTCTCCTTTTCATACTGCTCGGCCACCGAGGAAAGGCGTGCCGAGTGTGCCAAGTGGTCAGCCTTGACCTTGTTTTCAAGTTCGACGATTTCACCGTTTGCCGATCTAAGTTCCGCAGACTCACGGTCGAGCCACACTGAGCGTTCAGCAGTCTTGCCTGCGTCGTATGTCCAGGCGAGCGACAAGGCCCACACTGCAGCACCGGCAATAGCGACGTACTGATTCATCGCTCGACCCGGCAAAAGTAGGGCAGCACGTAGAAATAGCCGGGGTACGCGATGTTCACCCGACCGTCGTTGCACAGGTCGATGAATTGCTTTTTCTGATCCACGCTGAAATGCTGGAAATAGAACTTCTTCGGGCCGTCACGGGTTTCGAGGTAGACCTTGTAGTTCTTGTCGGTCGGCGTTAGCTCAGAACCGGCGATGACGTGTTCAAGGAATTCGTTCGGATGCAGTGAACCGCAGTACGCGCATGTCTTGTCGTCACGCCATTTATCATTGCCCGCCAATGTGCGACGGGGGCACGAGAACTGCTCATCAATCATGCTTCACTCCTTGATTGTGCGGCTGATGCCAGCGTGAGTTCATACTGCTGCGGTATCGGCTCACCATCAGGCCAGCGATACGCCACAACGCGATCCCGAGGGAAGGCCCGAACGTTGACCTGATCTGACTGATTGCCGCCGAGGACAAGCAGGTTGTTGGCTACATCACGCCCCACCACGAAGCCGACGTGTCCACCTCCCTTGCGGATGAACACGACAACGCACCCCGGCACAGGTTGATTGAGTGGAACACCCCAGGTTGAGTACGACGCCGCAGACTCGAACCGGGATGACCTGATCCCGCAACGCTCAAGCACTGCACCAACGAATGCAGCGCACCAAGGCGTTTCGTCGTCCTTGATGCCGCCGCGCTTGATGTCACGCCACATCTGCAGGATTTCAGGGTTGTGCTGCTTACCCTTGATTTCGGTTGTACCGATCAGCGTTCGGGCGAGTGTGACCCAACGAGGTTCATTTGCTGACATGACTGCTCCGATTTTGACAAGTTGCGTGACGCGACCTGCCGCGCCGGTCGAACAGCATGAGCATTGCAAGACTGGCGCACATGAGCGTTTCGCCGAAGGTCGGCTGAAGTCGTGACATGACACCGAGCAATTCGTAGAACGCACTCGCAGAAACTGTCGTGTAGTAGAGCCGAACCAGATGGTCGGTCTGGTGCGTCATTCTGAGAATTACCGTCAGGCTGGTTACCAGGATGACGGTCGCGGATACGGCAACAACCGGGATTGCGGCGAGCGCAACCAACTCGGGCATGTTATTTGTCGTCAGCACTTGAAGAACCTCGGATGAACATGAGAGGGTTCTTGCGCCACAACTCGGTCAACTTCAACAATCCCGGTATGAGGTTCATCGCGGTCAGGCCGATGACGAAGGCGATAGCGTTCGCCAACCCTTCGTTTGGATCGGATGCCGACAGGATGTAATGCGCGGCGAACGGTGTTCCGTAGCTCGCCGAACCGATACCTGTCAGCACCGCCAAAACGCCTTGCATGGGGGTCAGGTTCTTGATGAACGACAGGCTGACAACCCCGCCCCAAAAGCCAGCAACGGCGAAGGTCAGTTTGACCCCCAACCAACTTGCCTCCGGTGATGCCGACAGACCGTGATCGCTCATCTCAATTTCTCGCTATAGATTGTTGAGATAATAACCAGAAGTTGAGTTATGACGCAAGGAAGCAACGGATTACCCGATCAGGTAACGATGAATCAGGATACCAACCGGCACTCCGAACAGCGCGACAGGGATCAGCCATTTGTTCATTGCGGCCTGCTTGTCGGCTTTCGCAACGCCGGCAGCAAAACCTTCTGCACGAGCGTTCGCTGCGAGAAGTGCAGCCATCTGGCGATCATCTTCGGACAAGCCTTTGAGCCACGTGGGGATGTCGAAATTCATGGTAATGCTCCTTTCGGTTTGGGTACTTCGGTTTTAACGGACTGCACTTTCTCAAGCATTGCCCTTGTGTCGGACGGGAGGGCATCCGGGTTCTCGGCGAGCAATTTCCAGATCGCGTCGAGCTGATCCCCGATGGTCGGATAGCGGTCACGCCGCTTCTGCCGATAGTCGACATTGATTGTGAGTTTCACGGCTGCGTCACCTGAATGATGGTTTGGAGGTGCTTCGGTGCTTCGAGCGTGACCGAGTATTCACCGGGTACATCGAATTCAAGTGTGATCGTCCCACCTGTCACCTCGACACGCTGATCCTCGACTGTGACGATGCACGGCGACGGGAGATTCGACAGTTCCAGCCCGTTGATGGTCGGGGTGATTTGTTGCTTCTGCATGACCGTGGCGGTAGTCAGATCGACGTATTGATCAGTTCCGACGATCCCCATGAATGCGTACTCGCCGGGTTGTGCCTGTGCCTGGATCGAGTCGCCCGGTGCCGTGCCGAAGCGCAGCACTTCGCCATGCTGATCACACACGACGTAGGGGAGGATAGGGAGGGAGATACCGTTCAGGGAATCCATGAGTTACCTCTTCGTTGTAAGGGCGATCAAGCCGGGGTAGGAGACTGACAGGTTGGATGCCGTGGATGAAAGGCCATTAACCCATCGCGCAATGACGTCAACAGTGTGGTTCGCATTGCTTAACGACAATGAGACAAGGGCGGATGTTAGGGATACCCATGTGAGTTGAGTTGTCCCACCGGGGAGAACTCCAGTACTGGAAAGGACTGCGTAATCCACACCGTCCACGCGCAATACAAATTCGAGATACCCACCTGCACCCATCATGTAAAACGACAACTTCGCTGCTGCGCCGAGCGTACCTAACGGCGTGTTGCTCACCCAAGGTCGCCCACCCACTGTAATGGTAACTGGCACGGGGCTTAGTGAGGTAGGGACGGCGCTTAGGTCGATATTCACAGGGCCGATTATTTGGTACGCACCTGACACATACCCACTTCCAAAACCAGCGCCACTGATCAGTGCCCCGTTCGCATTCGTGAATGAACTCGTCGGCACCGTCACCGCCTGCCCTTTGATCTTGACAGTGTCTACCTGCAAATCCTCGATGTACGCCGGGATGTTCGTCGAAATCGAAGGTGTACCGTTCGCCGGGGTATAGACCTGGAAATACTTGCCGAGCGGATTACCCGGCGACGGGTTCGGGTTACCGGCCAGGATGCCTGCCGAACTCAAATGCACGCCCGTACCGCCTGCTGCAGGCCATGCGTAGCCGGTGAAGTCGCCGACACTGATTTCATTGACCGTCAGTTCACCGGCCTGGAACTTGTCAGCAGTCAGCGTGCCGGCTGCAATCTTGTTCGCCGTGATCGTTCCCGCAGCAATCTCGTTCGCCGTGATCGTACCTGCTGCAATCTCGTTCGCAGTGATCGTATCGGCCGCAATCTCGTTCGCCGTGATGGTTCGTGCCGCAATCTCGTTCGCAGTGATCGACCTGGCAACGATGTCACCCGCCTTGATCCACTTGTTACCGTCCCATGAGTACAGGTCGCCGTTCGACAGGCGCACAACCTCAACACCGGGGGTCGGTGTTACCGGGAGGACGACTACGGTCGGTACGCCACCTGAGAACCCTGCCCGAGCGTTCGCGATTGCCGACCACTGCGACAACTGCCCTGCATTGTCGTAGACGCGAATCCAATACCACCGGAATGCACCTGCTTGCTCAATCTCATGCACGTACTGTGTCGTCGGGTAGTTGACGTATTGCAGCGGTGCACCATCTGCGAACTGCGGTGTTTTCGACACCCAAATTTCAGTCTTGACGAGGTTCGTGCGAGCATCGCCGAATGTCCAATTCAACGTGACACTGAATACCGTACTGATCGCAGTGAGGGTCGGCGTTGCAGGCGGGCCATTCACGAACGTACCGCCCGCGACGACCAGGCGGTTGAACGTATGTCGGACAGCCTGGTAAGACTCGATACCATCGCGAACGCTCGTCAGGTGCAAGGTAATTGCCGACAAGCGCCCATCTGCAACATCGTCGTCAGTCGGATACGACCATGAGGTAGTGTCGCCCGACAGGTCGTAGGTTCGCAGCAAGGCCGAACCGTTGTAGACGCGCATCCGGTAGGTCACACCCGGTTCGGGGCCAATGTTACCTGCAGAGTAGTCGATGAATGATACAGTCTGTGCCAGGCGGTCACGATGCGACCACGACGCACTGATGTTAGGCCCGTTGATGGTCGTCGGGTATGCGGCACCTTCAACCTTGAAGTTGCCGGGCGGGTAAGGTCGGCTTGCCCGGTTCGCGAGGGTCAGTGTTTCCGCAACAGCGTCGGCAGGGTCGAGCGTACCCAACCCGGTGGTCGGCAGGGGCTTGTAGTAGACCGTTTCACCGGCAACCCGCTCGGTCGCGTCGTAGGTTGCGCCCCGAGTGACGAAGTACATTTTCGAGCCGAACGAGTGTGTCGCCGGTACGGTATCGAGGATGCCCCGCTTGACCGACACTTCGCCGGTCGTCGGGTTGATTGCCGTGACTGCAACACACTCGTCTTCGATATAGGCGTAACCACCGTCAGCAGCGAGTTGTACCGACTCAAGGTCATACGCCCCGCTCAGACTGAATGTTTCAACAGTCGGCCCGATGGTCGATGCGAGTGATCCAACCGGACTGAAATGCCCTGTGCCAACGTCACGGTAGGTCGTGTTGTCGGCAGACGCACTCAAGGTGTAGTTGAGGGTCGATCTGACTGCCCCGCGACTCGCCATGAACATGCCGAACCCGTACTCGGGTTGGAGGTTCGCCTGATCGGCGAGGCTGATGTTCCTGACCACCTCCCAATACGGGGCTTCTACTGCACGGGCAGCATCAACGGCAATCGGGTCTTTGACCGTGTCGACCCACTGCGAAGGCGGGGTCGAGGTGTAACTGTTGAGCGGTAGTCCGAACACATCCTCAACCATCGTCACGGTGATCTTGCCGTCAGTCAGTGTGCCCTTGTCGACGTCGATCACACGGAAGGCTGCACCGGCAATGCCGAGGTTCGGCCAAACGAGCTTGACCACATCTCCCTTTTCCCGATCCCACATGATGCGGTTGGTAACGAGGACGACTTTTGCCAGCGGTGCGGAGAGTAATTTCAACTCGCGCAGTGCCACCCGTGCGGCCAGGTCGGCAGTGCGGATACCCGGATAGCTCCGTGCTACCGAAATGACGGCACCCTGCGCTGCGATGCTGGCGATGTCCTGCACGGCAATCGTCGCGTCGGACTGATCGCGGTTGGTGTAAGTAACGACCACCTCGTTCGCCGAGTCACCGTAGGCTGCCCGTTGGAACGACCGCAGTTCGATGATGTTCGACTCGTTGAGTTCGAGCAGTTCGTTCATCACGTAGTTGTCGCGAATCAGGGTCAGCCTGAATTTCCCTGTCGACAAGTTGATCCCGACCGCCCCGTTGATGTGATCAACGACCGTCTGAACGAACGCTTCAATGGACGACTGCTTGTCCCATGCGAGCGACAGGCCGAACCCTTCTGACTTCAGTTGGGCGGATGCAGTAAGGAACGACGCCTCGTCGATGTCTGCCGGGTTGTAGCCCATGCCCCATGAGGTATCGGTGAGGCACTGATAGATGATATGGGCAGGATTCATGTCCAACCCGTTGATAATCGCTTCGGTGGGGTTCCAAGGGGTATTACCTTGCCACCCTTTCAACACGCGGGTCAGTTCGACCCATGGCGACTTGAAGTACGGGTTCCCCGATGCCCACATGAACTGTTTGAACAGGATCGACACCAGCCCGCGATACGCCGAGCAGTTCACCCCCTGATGCGTTGCGAGGTAGTCGTTCCGCGCTTGATCGGCAGCACCCATCATCACGTCGACGTAGCCTTGCACGCCCCCCTCGCGGGAGTCACCGCCGAACAACTGGGGTTTGTCGATGTAGATGGTCTGATTCGACGTGACCGAGCCGACGAAGGCTTCTCGCTCGCCGACGATAATGCGGTTCAAGCTGTCGACTGGGCCGTGACATGCGATGATCTGCACGCCCATGTGATACTTGTAACCTGCGACGTAACTCCCCCCGCCGCCTCCGCTCTTTCCACCCATTACTGCGCTCCTTGGGTTCGCTGCGTTGCGTAATCGACGACCCGCTGCAGCATGGCGTCGTCGATATGTTCGATTTCCTTGGTATCAATCCCGTGTTGCACAAACATCTGCCAGTTGATTCCGTGACGCTCACAGAACGCACGGGCACCTCGATTGCAGTACCCGCACGCAACCATGTCAGCGTGCGTCACGATCATTTCTTACCACCCGACCCGGCATTCACGACAATGTCGACCACCTTCGGGTCGCCGTACCAAACCACGTTTGACTGCTTGACGACCACCGTACCGAAGATGACCGGGATGGATGACCCTTCCTCGGCGGTCGGCGTTTCCAACTTGCCAGCTTCGGCATTCGGGGTCTGAGGTGCGTCGGGCTGATTTGCCATCGAAATGGCAACCGACACGACCATCAGCACGAGTTGTACAACGAGAACTTCCCATCCCATGACAGCCCCTTAATAAAGCGTCGACCCGCCGAACGGGTTCTTCTTCGGTATGAATTCCATACCGCCGTAGTTCAGCGAGTTGTTGAATCTGGAATGGCAGGTCGCGCTCGTATGATCGCAACCCGGATAGGCGGTCAGTGTTGCGCCGACAACGAGGCCATGCGGTATCGAGGTGATAAGCAATCGACCCGTGATGTCGGAGTGAGTGACCATGCGCCCTTCAGCGTACCCACCCGTGTTGTGTATCCAGGTGATCTTTCCGCCCGAGAACAAGCCCGCGTTACCGGCGAGCGAAGCGCATGTCACGGTCAGCCCGTCGATGGCAGTGACCACCGCAGTAACCTTGTGCAAGTTCTCGTCGACGTTGCACAGGCCGTCACCCTGCCCGTAGACGGCATGGGGGCACTGCGCGGAATACTTTCGCCGCAACCCGAGGCGTCGCAGCGACGAGAATACGTTCTCGACGGTCAGTTTCAACCAGGCGTCGTCCCATTCGACGTTGACGATCCGCCCTTTCCAAAACGCCTTGATTTCGTTGTCGTCGAAGTGCTTGCCGAACAGGGTCATGGACACGACACCTGACGGGGGTTGAATGCGGAACAACTCGCCGAACTGCGTGTCGCGAGGCACTTTCACGTTCAGCGTTGTCTTCGCCACGTCACCAGTTGTCTTGAGTGCATCATGGCTCATCGCAATCGGCGTGTAGGTGCGACCGTCATGCACGATTGGTGTATCCGCATTGGTATACGACCAATGGTTCGTCAGGTAGGAAACGAGCAGTAGTTCGACAGGTTTTGCGCTGTCGACGCTTGTCTCAAGTGCCGCAAAAGTCATGTCTTGACCGTCGTGAATGAGGTTTGAGGGGTAGCGACTGAAGTGCTACGCCAGGGGATCACAATCTTGTCCGTGGCGAGCCGACACCTTGATAATATCCGCAACCTAACATTGTCGCCAACACCAATAGTTGATCCAATGGTCGAGTCCAACTGAAGCACGGTCACGTCAGACCCGTTGTTCGGCGTGGTTGCAGTGATTCGACGGAACAGGAGCGAACCATCAGGCATCGTCACCATGAGCCGGTCACGGGACAGATCGACACCCACCAAGTCGGCGAACCAAATCCCTTTCACTGTGAGTTTCGTCTGATCGGTCGAGTTGTCGGCAGCAAGGATGAAGTCGTCATTCCACGATGGCATCCAGCAGGTTTTCAACTGCCCCATGCGACGACCGGCGAAACCACGGAAGGCATGAATCTGTTCCCGCGATTTCAGCAGCCATGAAAACGGCTTGACGGTGCGAGGCTTCGTGTTCCGCAGCAGGTAGCCAACCACACCCACGCCGCTGTCGACAATCTCGAAATCACGCTCGAGATCGTTACTGATCGTACTCTCCCAATTCGGCGAGGTGGTGAAAATCTCATACCCATCGTAGACAAGTGGCGCAGCGATACCCGGCACGTTGAGAAAACTTTCACCGGCATTGCCTTGGAAGCGAATACCTCCGAGCGTCGCGACAGAACTCGTGTGTCGAACGGTCTTGACAGACGTGCCGAGGTGCCCGAGCATCAGCGGGTATACCTTCGTCCCGGCAGGCCACCCGTATGCCGTTGGCGTGACGAACACAAACCCGTTCTGCGAGACTGAGGACAGTTTGACTACCTCGCAGTCTTTCGGCCCACCGAAGATCACCGCATAGTGATCCTGTGCGAACCCGAGCAATGACGTGTTACTGACCGAGCATGACACCGCACCGCTGGCAATGTCGGAAGTCAGTTCAACCGTGTCGGTCCAGACGGGCAATGCGAAATCCTTGTGTTGCCATGACCACAGGTAGGACTCAAGCATTGCGGCCTGCTCGCCGTGCACCATGATGTCGTATTCGAACTCTCGGCGGGGTAACTGGCGCAATTGTCGGCGTTGCTCGTCACCGTTGTAGGAGCGGAGAACATCAGTCTTCCACTCAAGCGTTTCGTTGACCGGAGATGCCCAATTAGGTGCGAACGGGAATACCCGAACCGTCTTCCCGTACATCGAGTAATTCACAATAGGCTTGATTGGCATGGCTACCCAATGATCGACTTGATTGCCGTGCGGTTCGCACGAATGTAGTTGATGAACGCAGTCTCACCTTCCTGCGTCGACAAGCCCTCGCTGACCACGCTACCGCTGTCGATCATGTTCATTACCTTGATGTTGGTCTGAGGGGTCGGTACTGCGCCACCTGACCCACCACCATTGAAAACGTGACGGGGATCGTTCTCAGTCAGCACTTCCTCGTTCCGCTTGAGGATCGCCGGGTACTCACCAGGCGCAAGGCCGGCAATACCCCCACCGTGATAGCGAGGCGCACCCGCAAACAGCAGGGGTGACACACGGCGTTGCGGCCCCGAGCCATCTACAATGCCGCCGACGTGCTTCACTGATCCACTCAGCGCCCCTGCGATACCTGCACCCCACCCGGTCGACTGCAGAGCATTCAATAGCATCTGCTTGAGGATCATCGTCGCGATTTGCTTGAGGAAGTCTGCCGCGAAACTCAGGAATGCACTACGGGCAGCCTTGATACCGTCAGACCAGGATCGCATCCCCATTGCAGCTTCAGCAATTGCCGTTGTTGCAGAGGTGAACGCATTGGTCATGCCGCTGCCGAGCATTTCGTTGATCTGCGCTGCCGAGAACAGTTCGGTACGCAAGCCTGCAGCGCTGTTCTTAGCCTCAAGCAGTTTCGCTCTCAAGGTTTCAAGTGCAACCGTATTGCTACCTGTCGCCTCGGCTGCCGAAATCATCGCGTTGGCGTAATTCAAACCCTCCTGAACCAAGGCTTCGATCTTCGGTTGCGTTTCGGTGACCACTGCTGCGGCCATCTCGCGAGCCTGTATCGAGGTGATCAGACCGACTTTCTCCTGTACAGCAATCGTGTCCAGTTTCGACTTGCGCTGTTCCAGCAGTGCGTTGATGCTGTCCTCGTAGTACTTCTGCTGCTCGATGTTCTGCAACGATGCAACGCCGGCATCCAGGCGCACGGTCATTGCGTCGACGATGCTCGTATCACGGTTGTTCGCCGCGAGGGTCTGACGCAGTTCTGCAATCTCGCGATAATGACCCTCGTACTGCTGCTTGACTGCATCGAGGCGAGCCTGCAGATCGGTTTTTTCCTTGCGGCCGGCTGATGCTTCCAACTGTTCCAGTTTGCGCTGAATTGCCGTCTGCTCGTTCAGCAATGCGTCGTTGAACTTGCGAATCTCTTGGAGTTTCAGTTCATTGACGTTTTTCGTCAGATCACTCTCAAGGGCCGCACCGTCAGCCCCGCCGAGTTTGCGAATCTTGCCGAGCAACTTCTGATACGTCAGGTCGATTGCGGCCAGGCGGCGAGACAGCGACTCCTTCTCGTTGCGCTCAATCTTCGCTTCAATGGCCGTAATCTCGTTCTCGATCTGCTCCTTCAGTCTGACACGACGCTCCGCATCCTTCTCGTCGTCCTCCTTGGTGCGCCCCGGCTTGATTTCGGTCGGCTTGTCTGTCGCACCGGCACGAGCGGTCACGCGAGGTGTACCGGCTGGCGCATCCGAGCCGTTCCAACTGTCGTTGATGAGTGACTTGATCGCGCCGAGGTCTTTTTCCAGTTGGGACCGCATGGCCGAACTGCTTTGCTTGATCCCGTCAGCCCGTTGCTTAAAGTCGGTTTCCATCTTGCCGTACAGCTTGGCAAAGTCTTCCGATCCAAACTTCTCGGCGACCCAACGGAAAAAGCCGGTCATGCCAGCCATCATTTCGTACAGCAACTTGGTGAAGAAGTTCGGCAGTTCCGAGAACTTACCCTTCGTCCAAGTGATGACGTAATCGAACACGCCGATCAGGGATTGTGCCCATCGCGACACGGCAGGCACTTGTTCATTGAGAATTTTGCCGATGTTCCACCCGACCACCGCAGCAGTGAGTACCCCGAAAATCATGTGCAGGGATTTAACCGCAGAACCGGCTGCCGCAAACGCAGCGCCCATTGCAGCAATTTTCGCCGGCAAACCTGCAATCGCAACACCAAGGCCGAGTGCGTGTTTCGCACCGAAGATGAACACGGCACTGATCAGCACCGTCTTGACCGTTTCAGCGTTCTCAACGACCCACCGCAAGGCGCGAGCAATGCCGCTCAAACCGTCTGACAGGTCAGACGCGAACTTCTTACCGTCGTCACTACTCAGGAACTCACTGAGCGAGCGCAACAGTTTTGAGTATTCGTCGGCGAACCCACCCTCGGCAACAAGTGTCTTGAACTCGAACAGTGTCGTGTTCAGTCGCGCCTGGTTGGCTGTCAGTGAGTTGGTCGCATCGGCAAGCCGCACGCCGACGATTTCCTTGTACTTCTCTGCGATCAGGACGAGTTGTTCGGATGTGACCTTCCCTTCCTTCATCGCCTTGTCGAGCGACGGGAATTGATCCTTCAGCGCCTCGGCGGCAACCTGAAACGCCCCGAACAGTCGATCACCCAACTGACCGCGCAGTTCTTCGGCCTGGATCGTGCCCTTGCTGATGATCTGCTCAAGTGCCTTGAATACACCGTCCATGTTGTCGGCAGACAGGTTTGCGACACGCCCGACTTCGGCGAACGACTCAAAGATGTATTTGATTTCCTGACTGTCGCGACCGGCGAGCGTTGCCGCTGCACTAAACTTGGCGTAACCCTTTGCTGCGGATTCGAACGAAAGCCCGATGCGGTCGGCCTGCTGACGGATGTACTCGTACTCCGCTGCGATCTTCTTGTTGTCGTTACCGGCAGACAGGGCGAGTTGATTCTGAATCCCCTGTTTCTCACTGAATGCGTCAAGCGCACCTTTCGCCCCGGCAATCGCACCATAGATACCACCATACGCCGCAGCCAGTGACAACACCTCGCCGCGAAGCCGCTGCATCATCGACAAGGTAGTGCGCCCCGAATCCGAGAAGAGGTTCATCGACGACGCAGCACCACCGGCAGCACTGCCGTACTTCCGCTTTGCCTCAGTGAGTCCGTTCAGTGCATCCGTGCTGCGTTTGGCAGCGTCGACGAGGCGCTGTTGTGTGGCGGCAAGGTCAGTCGTGGAAAGCCCCGCCTCGCGCATGGAATCGCGCAAGGTGCGCGTTGCAGTGAGTTGTTCGACGAGTCGCTTGTGTGCCCCCGCGAGCGCGGTCTGTGCGCGTTGCAGCGATGCCTGAAGTTGGTCATTCTGACCGCCTGAATTGCGTACCGCCTCGGCGTACTGCAACACTTGGGTTCGTGCTTGCGTGAACTCTGTACGGGCGTCGCGCAGTGCTGCGGTCTGCCGAGCGAATGAGTCGATCAGGCTGGCCTTTTCAGTCAGGCTGCGGTTCGCTGCAACCAACTTGCCGACTTGCTCAGTGTAATCGGCGATAGGCCCGGTTGCTTTCGCGACGACCTTCGCCACATCGCCGATCTGCTGTTCGATACCACCGAGCGACTTGACTGCTGCCTTTGCAGGTTCAAGGATGCCGTCGACGACCGAGCGGATACCACCTGACGTACCGCCGAGCGACTTGACTGCGGTGCCGAGGGTCTTGTACCCCCGCGCTGCTGCTACCGCCTCGTCAGCGGCTTTACGCAGTGCAGTGTTGATGCGGTTCTGTTCTTCGGCTTGATCAGCAGCCTCAAGCGCGTCCTGCCACATGCGAACATACGACGACGCTTTCACCAGTTGTGCCGCATCCTGCAGTTGCTTCTCGAACGACCGCTCGTCGGCGAGTCGGCGTTGTTCCTCACGAGCCTTGCGTACCGTGTCACCGTAGTTGGTGATTTCGGTCTGCGTCTTGTTGATTGCGATCCCGAGTTGTGCTGCCGCCTGACGGGCTTGTGTTTCAGCGCCGGCCAGGTTGTCGAGATTGACCCCCGCTTCGCGCAACGCACCGCCGAGGGTTTCGTATTCCTGCTTTTGCCTCGCCAG